AACACTTCATCTAGCTTTTTTTCAAGTGCAGAAAATTTATAATCTAACTCTTCTCTTACTACTTCTCTTATTAACTTCTTAAATATATTAACCTTCATTATTTTGTTCCCTATTGTTTATTTCTATGTAATGATGATGACTCATAAATTTAGGTCCGTCATTTGAAAATTCATTATCACCTTCAGTTCTTGGTTGTAGTTCAGTAATTAAATTTTGTATTCTTTGAAACATCGGTGCAGAGCTGTCATCAACAAGTGGAATCGGAACTCCTTGAACTAATGCTCGTGAATCTTGTAATATAGTCATAATATCTAATAATAATGCTCTAAGTTCATCACCTAATACCAACGGTTCTTTTTTAGACTTTGCCGGTACTCCTAAATAAATATTACCAGAATTAATAACTGAGTTACCTTGATTGTTTAATGTGAAATTCTTTTTGGCACCAAAGTTTATATTTCTCTGTGATGATACGGTAAAATCTCCTTGTGGATCTCTAGCATCAAATGTTATCTTATCAGAAGCTATTATTATTTGATTAAATGTAGTTTCTTCATCTAATTTACCATAGTCATAATTAAATACTTCTTCTGTGTTATCATTACCTAAATTTAATTTAAAAAGCGGATTATCATTTTCTAATAGTAAATCAGCTGATAATCTAAATCCACTATTAAGAGTAAAGTTTTCTTCTAAAGAGCCATTTGATAACATCGATACTATTGAACCTCTGCTCAATCCTTCTTCAGTATTTGTATTAGCATTACTTATATTTAAAGTTGGAAATACACTTCTTGAACCTATTCTAATGCCATTACCATGCCTTCCCTCTAATATCAAATCAGAGTGTTTAGATGTTTCATTGTCACCTAATAAATCTATAGTCTCATTTCTTCTTTTCCCTAATTTTTTTACTCTATCAAATGGATAATCAGTTCCATAACCAGACTTTGTATCCACATCCTCTTTTCTGTCAAAACCTCTACTTTCTAATTTACTACTATAAAAATTAGCATATGAAAAATTAGGATTATTAAAAGTATTTAAAGGTCCCATATAATAAAACTTTTTTGATATCAATGTAAATAAAACAATATCACCTCTGGTTATAGAGTCACTTATACCTCTGAATAAAGGTCTAGCTTTTACTTTTCTGTGAACAGTAGGTAGCGTCGTATTAAAAGGTTTTAACTCAACTATCTGAGACGATTGTGTTTCCTCATCTTGTTTATCGGTTTGACTTAAAAAAACCTTATTAACAAATCCTAAATTAAACTCTACGGATTTAGTTGCTAAATCATCAAGAATTCTACCTAAAGGCATTATGAGTCACCATACTTTTGTCTTATCTCAGTCATATCAACCATGTCGTCTTTCTTCTTCTGTAAGTCTTCTGCTACATCCTCAAGAGAAGCCATTAGTTGTTCTTTTTCTTCTTCAGATAAAAACCCAACATCACTTTCATCTACAGTTTGTTTAGACATTATTCTCTGATACAGAGTGGCTAGTTTAACGAGGTTATCATCATTCTTGATACCCACATCCATCAGTTCCTTGATAATAGGACCTACGATAGCAATATCTTCGATACCTTGTATATAACCATGCACCTCTTGGATTAACAAGTCGATTTGAGTTTTCTTTAACTTGTTATTCTCGTATATCTCTTGGGATAAATCCGAAAAGTTTTTGTCACCGAATATTTTTATATCATTATCCATACATATAAATATAGTATGGTTACAATATTACACTAAAGAACCTGTATATCTTAGGTTATCTATGTGACCTCTTGTAAGCACTTCTTCTTGAATTTTAGGATATATTTTACGGAATGTATTCGTAATCTGAGTTATTTTAGATGTTTTTACATCTGTCATCTCACGAATCATTATATAGATTGCTTTCTTATTAAAGTTATCTATGTTATCTTTATTTCTACAAAGATATAATATAGACTCAGCAATCTCTCTGTCTTGGTCTTTTGGAAAGAGTCTTTCTATATTTTGGTCAAAATAATCAATAGTCTTTTTAAATACATCAGATGATGGATTTTTATTTATAACTTCATCATCATGGCCGTGGTCATACAAAACATCTATGTCATCGTGTATCTTCATCTTCTTGTAGTTAGCATTATTGTTTAAGATAAGATAATTTTTTGCTACCACAGAAAAATAACTAAAAGCTTTACTCCCCTTTGTTTCATCAAATTTGTGCATATTAAGAACAAGGTTAGAAACAACCTCTTCTTGTAAGTCTCTAAACCCATAACTAAAATAACTAAACTTAAAAGTATTAATTATATTTTCTGCTAACTTAAGAAATGCTGCGTGTATCTCTTCAGTATAAATTTTATTTTTTTCTAAGGTATCATCACAATGATTATATCTTACGATAGCATCATGTACTGGTGTACCAAAATAAACTTTACTTTTCTTTCGTCTCTTTTTCATTTTCTTCAACCTCGGTTTCAAATAAATTGTCTAAGTCTTTTCCAAGTTGTTTTATCTCCTGAAAGAAAAAACCAACTTCATCATCGGATTCAAATGCACCTTTATCGTCTATTATTTTAAGTTGAAGTTTTATTGATTCTACTGTATTGCTTATGTTTAGTATTATGTTTTCGTATGAGTTTATACGGCGTAATGCATAAAAAATTACCACCCCAAAAAAGGTCGCAACAATTCCTAATATGATTGTAATTATGTAATGTAACAATTATGACTCTAGTTCGATAATTTTATCGTCTATTAAATCTATGACTTCTATAAGTATCTCGTTTTGGTCTTCTTCATGGTGTGTATCTATCTCTAATAACAAAGCCTTTAAATCCTCTAAGAAGAGAATCATCTCTGAGTTTATCATTAAGCATCTCCTACAATTTGCATTAATAGTTCAAGAACTTCATTATCACTTAAACTATCAAGTTCTTCTATATGTTTATCTAATGTGGAAACCAAATCTTTCATATGACTATTTTGATATTGTTCCATAGTTTTGCTATACAACTCTGGATTTTCTATCTCTAATACATCAAGTATTTGATTAATCAAGTCATTAGCATCTGTCAAGTTCTTACGAACTTTGTAGAACATTTCTTTGTGTCTTGATTGCTCAATCTCCAAAGTATCTAATCTAGTCATTATGAAAGATAATACTTTAATGATTTGTTCGTTATTTGCTTCTTTCTGTTCCATATATTCATAAATAGTCTACCACCTAACCAAATCACTTATATTTAAGTATTAAGATTTTAAGTTTTTAATATACGTCCATTCCAATATCACCTAATGTTTTTAAGTCTTCACGACCATCACATTCGGAGTAATCATTAACAGCAGTATCATCTAATTCACCTTCATTAAAGTAATCAAGATTAACTCTCTTGTTTTCTTTATAGTTAGGAGTAGATGATGACAATTTGTCCATAGACTTCATTTGTCTTTTATCATCTGCTGATAGTTCGAATTGGGAAAGATCTATTTTCTTATTTTTCATTGTTAACCTCTTATTATTATTGTTTAAATTTTAGGGGCATAGAAGAAAGGAAGAAAGAACTATGCCCCATAAGAACCTCTTATAAATGAGATTCAATTCTTTGAGAACGATAACCTATTTAAGTATCCATAATAATATACAAATAAATAACCATTAAGTCAAGCATTATTTTTGAGAACTTGAAACCAAGTTGTTAGAAACTTGCTCACTTAATAGAGATTGTATTGTGAAATATAAGGAAGGGTTTCGTTTCAATAAATCCTTAAAATCTTTTTGTGGCCAAACTAAACATTCAGCGTTGTGTTCTACTTTACAAGTTGCTGTTGCTGGTTTCTCTGTGAGGAAAGACATCTCTCCTACGAACTGACCATCTTTTAGTTCGGCTACTTTCTTATCATTAACAAGAACATCAACCGTTCCGTTATAGATAAGAATTAAATCATTTACTGGTTTACCTTGGGTTATAATAGGTAGTGGCGTTTTGTATTTCTTCCATTGAGCAATCTTAGTAATCTTTAGAAACTCTACGGGTGTTAAACCACGAAACATAGTTTCGTGTAATTCTTTTTCTTTAGTGGACATCTTAACAGGTCTCTTCTCGTAAATGATAACTGCTATGTGATAGATATTAACAAGAACAAATATAATGTTCCAATTTATTGCTAACCACATTGGTTCTGCTGGTATGTAAAAATTATAAAGTACAGAGAACAAACTAGCAAGTATAGATAAAACTCTAAGATACAGTATATCCTTTACCAAAAAGGAAAAGGCAATAAGACCAAAGGCTAAGTGTCCAGCTAAAGTTGCTATATTCATTTTAGATTCTTTTGAACTCTCTTTACATAAAAGTTATTACTAATATAATTATTAGAATATTTTTTTGTGACGGTAGGACCGTGACTATATGCTGTAAGTGTTGATTCCATATCATCAAAGTGTTCGTTAAGTTCGGATAGATATTTTATACCAACAGTTACATTCACATACGGATCATATAAGTCTTTTTTTGGTGTTTTAAATTCTGACATAGCAGTTGATGGTAATACTTGCATAAGACCTATTGCTCCACTTGTGGAAACAGCTTTATGATTCCAATCGGACTCAGTTTGTATAACGGCTTTAACCATTTCATAATCAACCCCATACTCCCAACAGAGAGCTTCTATATAGATAAGTATATGCTTAAGCTTAGATTTATTCAAAGAAGATTTAATCCCTTCTGCCTGTAGTTCGTAGTCACTTGGAGCAAACGGTACGTTAACCATACGAACAACTGTTTCGGTTTTTGTTTGTATTGGTATATCAGGTTCTATTATCTCCACATAAGCCATAACAGACACAGCAGTTGTTAATACACCTAATAGGTAGTATAGTTTATTTATTGACATAGTATGTTTCCCTTTCTTTATTAATAATAAATATAAGGTGGCACTTCTTCTTTTAAGTCGTTGACTAGTTGAGGACTAAAGAATTAGTACCACCTTATGAATTGTTTTCTAACTTCTTGAAAAACTTTTTTTCTTTTGAGGACATCATTTGTAGTTTAGAAAGGTTGTCAATCATCTTACCTTTCTGAATCAATGATATTTTATCTTGTGAATATAACTCGTTTACTTTGTCTACTGCCCGTTGATAACCCCATTCGATAAATTCTTTTACGATAGTTTGGTAGAGTGTTTCGGTCTTCATATGAGAGAACTTTTGAGAGATTTTTTTTAAAGATTTTTTCGTTGTCTGTTTGTTATATATATTGTCGTAATATTTTTTCAACCACCTATCCCAACTATTATCAGCAAAGATACCTTTAGCTACACGACCACCATTAGAAGACCTTCGGTCTAATCTCTGAATATTCCTTTTAGTATCCTCTTGGACAGGTTGGACAATCGCACCTGTTTTATGTGGATACACAACATGTGCTGAATACTTTTGAGTATCAGAACAATCTGTACAGGTATCATAACCAAGTTGGACTCGTGATGAATCCAACTCGGTTTGACATTCTTTACAATTACTGGTTATCAGACTTGTCTTCGTCAAGTATAGCCTTTTCTATTTCGTCTTTAAGATAATACAAGTCACATCTAGCGCCGTCTATATAACCTTGTGAGTCTACATTAGCATTATACTCTGGTAAGGTGTTCATAGCGTCATCCAACTGACTTTCTATGTCTACAAGTTTATCCAATATTTCTTTATAATCCATACGGCATATCCCTATCTAAATCAATTTCTGTATCAAAGCCTGTGGTTTGTAAATCATCCATATAACTACCACACATCCTATCGGTCATATCCTTTTCTAACCTATCCATCAACTTCTTGTTACCTTCTGGACTCATCCAAGTGGTTCTATGGAATTTACCATTAACCCACATCTCAACCACTTTGATTGAGTCTGAAACACTGCTATGGCAGTATTCCACTTTAACGTTGTCATTACCAACAACGTATTCATACACATATGTCATATTAATTGACTCCTTTTACTTTACTGAAAAAATCATCCTTAGTGATACCAACCCTACCATTGGTTTTCCTACCCCAAGAGTAGTCATTTTTTAGTCTTCTATTAGCTAAGACATCAACGAAGAAATCATTTGTAGGATTACTACAAATAAAGTCATAGTTTTTTAGAAACCTCTGAACTGCATCACCTCTGAAGTGATAACTTCTATCCCACCTAAGATTACAGCTGTTAGCCCATAAAGTAGGATTACCACTCCAATCGGTATCTTGTAGAACATGGTGAATAGTACCACTTCTTTTATTAACCCAATAACCGTTTAAGTTCTTCATATTTTTCCTTTTTTTCACAGTTAAAGCTACAAATAAAAACAATATAAGTCAAGCATTATTTGCAAAAATATTTTTCTTAAATGTATTACTTAACTCTTTGATATGTCTACAAGACTTTCTAAAGGCATACCCTTTACAACCACAACTGTAGTGTTTGTGAAAGGGATGCCATTCAACCCAATAGTGATTTCCGTTAGAACCATTGACACGCCATTTGTTGTCTTCCACTATACTACCATCGAACTTGTCGATGATATAATCTATTAGTTGTTGTCCCATCATACTAAGTAATTAGGACCTGTCCATCTGTAGAACTTACCACCATCAAAGATATTTCCTCTAGCCCACTTAGCAGGAGCTCTCCAACCAGCGGCTTTGAAGACATCACCTTTTCTGTGAGGTATTCCTTTGTGAGCTCCATCTTGATTAGCAATGAAACCCCACACCGAACTACCTTGTAGAACCTTAGTGTATTTCCTACCAACTTTGATATTAAGACTTTCGTTAAAGTCTTGAATAGACCTTAACTTAATATCTTTGATATTGCCTTCTACACCATCAGGATTAGTCCAATTATAATAATCATCTTTGATGCCTGACATTAGGTTATTGACGGCATCCCAAAAATCGATAGTTGAGTTTTTATCATATACCATAAGCCAACTCCGCTTTCATTTCTAAGTAATCAGCTTCGGTATCATCCAACAAAGTATCGGTTGGATTACCAAGTATATCCTCTATGGTGTCTATATCTTCTTGACTAAGAGCATCAAAGAACTCTTCATTCTCTATATCGTTAATGTGAATACCACAGAAGATGTCGTACCCACCATCAGCTAACATTGGATAAACGACACCGTTTTCATCGATGACATTTCCAACACTATTTAAGTTTTTCAAAACCATTATTTAACTCCTTTATTTACAGCTAAAGCTACTAATAAAATCAATACAAGTCAAGCATTTTTTAGCATTTTTTTTGCAATAGATTTGAGTGGTGGATGAGATTCGAACTCACATAAGACGGATTTGCAATCCGTTGCCTAACCATTTGACTACCACCACATTAGAGTGGAGCTGACTGGACTCGAACCAGCGACTTCCTCCGTGCAAGGGAGGCGTTCTCCCAACTGAACTACAGCCCCATTAATTAGAAATCACCAGGCGCTACTTGAAAAGTATTAAGACCTAAGTCTCTCCACATCTTCACAACCTTGTCTCTGTCATCAACAACAAGAAACACATCGTCAATATCTACGAAAGTATCTAACATAGCTTTCTTTAAGATTTCATCTGGCATAAATCTCATATCTGGTGTTGCTGGGTTTCCAGCAGCAATAGGCCAAGACTTATCTTTAAACTTATCTGGTCTCATAACTAAGAGGTCAAATGGTACATTGTGTATCTTTAACCAATCTTTAGTAGCAAAGAAACCTCTATCGTTTCTTCCACTAAATATAACTATCTTGAAACCATCTTTTTTAAATAGTTGAGCCATCTTAATAACTGGTAGATTAGGTTTATCCCAATCCATAATGGAAGTGGGAGAAGCAAATATATCCCAATCTAATTTACCATTGGGTTTGAGAGACTTATCTCTCCTAACATCGATGTCAGCGAGAGTTCCATCCAAGTCAAATATAACAGTTTTCTTATTCACTACTTATCCTTTTTAGTATAATTCATATCGTGTAAATTATTGTGTTTCCACTTACCCACCAATTTAATTGGTTTTTTACCGATGACTTTATCCATATCAG